GTCTAACTAAGTGCCATGAGCGCCACTGTGGTGTCAACAGAAGACACAAAAAAAGCCCCGCTAAAATGCGAGGCCTTCTAAGTCCTACTAGTATGGGGTAGTAGGTCTAGTTGTTACGGAACTTCATCTTCTTGATATCTAAAGCATCTCCCCGACGCTCCTTCATATCCATCTGGTAGTTAACTACCGATTTATTTCCAGTAACTATGTTTTTGAGCATTGAAGCCAGCTTCTCTTCTTCTTCTCCTGCTTCTCTAAATCCATCAAATTCATAATCAATTACCAATACGGCTCTTGCTTTCATAGCTTCCATTTCCTTTTGTTTAACGTCGGTACATGGGACTTCGACGACTATTTACACTTAAACACTACTGGGTGTTATGATCAGGCTATAGAACGGAAATAGGCGGACCGATAGGGGGAATTGACCGTAGGTTGTGAAAAAAACCTGCATTAGGTATTCCATGCGTATCTGACTTAGCTACATAAGACACAAGACACACGATATAAGACAATAGGTACTGCCAAGTATATTGGTACCTCATTGTATTACGTTCAATATCTGCTTCACTGATAGCCATTTCAAATCCTCTATTGTAAATCTAACAGCCGCTTCAGTGATAGACTGTATCGATCTTGATGTGGAGACTGCCTTGGAACTAGCATCCTTGTCAAGAATAATTATTACCTTATCAAAGTGTCGTAGTTGGGCCTTAATAGATGGCGTAACTCGTGTCCCTAGTAATGCGTAACCGCAATACCCCTCGAGCCTAGACACTGAACAGGCACTGGGAGCGTCCTCTACTAATACTGGAATGCCTTGGCCCACCTGTATTCCCTTGGATGTATCTCCATAAGTATACCACTTGGGTGTTCGCCCATCTAAGGCTCGGCCTACGGCTCCTCTACCGTCTTCAGTGTAGAAGAGTACCCGGTTGTCTCTGGGGGCATACTTAATCTTAATGAGACCGTCTCTATATGCCTCGAGGCTATTGACCGACTCTATATAAGACAGAGCCTCTTTATGGTGGTCTATGGAGCTTACAATCGATGGGAGTGAGTTGTAGTAGACAGCCTTGGTCTCTTTACCTCGAAGGTAGGCTTTGACCCCTGAAGCACCTCTACCTGCATTGTAAGAGCCTTTGACCCCACACGATGATCTAAAGCAGTTCCACAAGAGCTTACCGTCCTGCTTCACTATACCAAACTTCTTACGGCCCCCGCAGAACGGGCAGTCTAAGGACTTCTTCTCACCATCATTGATTCGTATTGATGAGAGGATGTCTATTTGATCCCTGTATGAATATTTCATCCTTAACCTCTAATGGGGGGATAGTTCGGGGCCAAACGGCCCCTCACTTATACACCTGAAAAACCATTTGTATAGAGCCAAAATGCACACTTTAGTAACGGCCCAGCCACGGGTGTACCCTGTAAGTGTCTGATATATATACTGGGTCGTATACCCTGAAGGTCGTCAGTTCAAATCTGACTCCCGCAACCAAGTCTTTGATATCATTGATTAAAACTACCCCTAGTGGGGTGGAGTGGGTTTTAGTGGTCTGAGATAGCATTTTTATCGGCTTCAAACATCTGGCAGACCGAATCGAAGTCTAGTTTAGTAGACAGTGCTACTGCTATCCTATCCTTTTCAGACCCGGAGTGTACGCTGTGCAACTTCGTGACATCTAGGATGTATGCGTCACCATCTTCTGCCACAAAAGAGGCGATAGTGTCTACATCTTCGAACTGATAGGCGCAGCCTGTAGTCTGGTTGGGTAGTTTGAAGGGCTTGGCACCATCCTTAGGCTTGTTGAAGTCTGTAGTGTAGCCACCTGCCTTCAGGTACAGGTTTATGACCGTACACACGCCGCTGTCGATGTGTGGGATGATGTCTCGGTTGATGTGCATATGAAGAGGCACGAACTTATGCCTCATTGCTACCGGAATATAGCTGAGTAGTTGGGCAGTCATCTTGTGGCTGATGATACAGTTCTTGTAGGCAATACCTTCGAACTTGCCATCCTTCTCTATGCCGTACTTAACCACGTCGATTGAACCTGCGCAGACCTCTCGGGCATCAAAGCCAATGTCGATCTTCTTATAGTGCATTACGTTGCTCCTTTATCACCGTCTCATATTTGAAGAACAACTGCTCAAATTTCCACTGGTATAGCTGTTGCATACCCATGAGGGTATTCATCATCTCATCTGGCGTAGGGTCACGTTCACCATCCCCGATCTGTCTGAAGACAACTTGAAGGTCATCGCAAACATGCCAACAGTCCATTATCATTGGTTCTAGGTCATGTATCTTAGTCATCTCTAAGCGCCGCCCATGATATAGGAAACAGGTCTTCCATTTTAAGACTAATGTCTGATGCTACCTTCTGTGTCTCTTCCTGTGTATCGGACGCACAGCGTAGGCGACACATATCAGCGAAGGCATCAAGTGACCCGCTCCATATCCACTCGGTGATAGTATTCTGCGGTAATACCATCCGGGCTTGTTCGGGACACACCCCAGCCTTTAATTTGGACTTGTATATCGCTAGGCATCCTGAGTTGTTTTCGTCTAACAACCAGTCCGCAGAAGTTTTATTTCTGCTGTCTGGACCTAAAATATTTCCGTCAGAATCCAATTTGGTTAGGTCTACCACACCCTCACTGCCTTGCTTCTTGTCGGCACTTCTGCCACGCCAAACTTCAGGCTCATAGAACTCTGGCTCATAATCAACATACCGGCGGCTGATCTCATTCCACCTTAGAAACTTATGTTTCACTAGCTGCCTAGCTACAAAGATCGGAGCCTTGACATGGAAGCTGGCGAAGCAATGTCCGAAGGGGCTGATATGGCGTTCTCTTGCGAGATACCGGATCAGTGTGCGGTCTTTTTCTTTGAGGAAAGGCGGACCCCAAGGATCGTGTTCCATCTTACTTGTCTTATTAAATGAAACACGGGCTGCGTTAGCCACTGTGAGGTCTGTACCCATATGGTCAATGTATGTTGCTGCAATCATCCTGTTCTCCTCAGTTGATCTCGGACTGCTACAATAAGATCGATCAGTCGCTCGGTTGTTTGTTGGGCTGGCTTACCTGTCAGCCTCTGTAGATCCTGTTCGAAGGCCTTCCGTGCCTCATTTACGTCTTTAGTCATCCAAACCTCTTACTCATGGCGCTGGCGGCCAGTTTCTTGGTGGGGCGAACATACACATTCAGTACATTGCGGCTCATGTGACCTGTAACTGACCGTAGTTCATCCTCTGTGCATCCGGCCTCGGCCAGTTCTGTTGCTCCGGTGCGTCGAAGATCTCTGAGTTGTAGTTCCTCGGGCAAACCCGCTGCTTGGCGAATCTTTGCGGCGTATTTACTGTACAGACGCATGTCGTAGGGTCTGCCAGTGGTCTCTGATACGATGATTGGCCCGTCTTTGGTCTGTTTCATACCTGCGAGACGCTCTATTAGCTGTGGTGATGCCTCTAGCTTCACCTCTGCCTTGGTTTTCTCTTGAACGAAGGTAAAGACACCGTCTTTGTATTGATCCCAAGTGATCTGGCGCATGTCTCCGGGCCGCTGGCACAGGTGATAGCACAAGAGAGCCAGTGTACCGACGCTAGACAGCCCTTGTTTGTCTGCTTGCGCTATAAACTGATCTACTTGCTTTGGCTCCCATAAGATCACACGAGGTGGTGTCTCACTTAGGCCCATCTGAGCAAATGGATTGACTGCATTGGGCGATAGGAAGCCTCGACGGCCTGTGAACCATATGCGGCGGAGTATCTTACACACACCATTGGCTCTGTGGACACTGAATTGTTCACGAACTGCGTCGTAGACCTTGTCGGCCATCGCTGCATCTACGCTCCGGGCCAGTACCTGACCGAATACTGCATTGGCACCACCAATACGAAGGCTGGCGACAGTCTTGTACAAGAACCTGTACGTCCGCTTTGTGTTAGGCGTCTTGTGCTTGAATGCTTTGTGCTGGGTGTAGAAGTGAAAGAGGGCATCTACGGTCTCTCTATCGAGCTTAGACTGCTTGTCTCGGGTTCTTTCGAACTCCTCAACAGCCCTCATAATCATCTTACAGTATGTGACAGCCTCTTCACGGCTTTCGAACTGTTCGTAGGTGGCTCCTACATGCTCTCGAGCGTAGTCTGAGGGGTTACACACCCACACATAGTGCCCCTTACGGCTCCGGCGCTCCAGATATTTGATCTTTTCCATGTTCTGATACCTTAAATAGTTATACGCCTACAAGGGCTACAACACGCACTTAGTTAAGGTCAAGTAGAATATTTTAGTTGACGTAGAATGACACTTTGCTATTGTCGTAGGTGCGAAAACACTTCGCATCCTCCCTGTGAGTATTTATACTCTGACTCTAGCCCCTAGACTTCGGTCTGGGGGTTTTTTAGTGTACTAGCCATAGAAAAAGGCCTCCGAAGAGGCCTAAGTTTAATTTGACTGGCACGTCAAATGTTAACTGCTACTGGTAACCCTAGCTATAGTAGCAAATCCTTCGTCATATCCATCATCTACCGCCATTGTAGAAAATATTGTGTCCGAATCTAATTGTAGGACTACTTGGTCTGTGCCTGTTTTGTTCGCTGCCTCTGAGGCATTGATCAATGCGTTTCCCAGCTCTTTCGCCATATTCTTCCGTAGTATCATACATCCTTGCCTCTTAATCATTGGTTTCTGTCACATTGAGACTTTAAATCTTAAAAGACTGGCACGTCAAGCAATAACTGCTACTCATCAAATGACCTAGCCAAATTCTGCATAGTGCATAGTTATCCACATCCTCGGCCCCCGGCCACCCGCAGCAAGGTGGACGCCGCACCGCCGATTTCGTTTTATAAGACGATAAACAAACAGTTCGACACCCCGCCGACACTTTGTTATGGATCGAGCCGGGGCCGAGTGGCTCCGCTTAAATCTAACTTAGGAGACTGACCAAATGACAACTGATGAAATGACCGACGTGATTGTCTATTCGGAGAGCCTGATTGATGAGGGATCGATTGGGAAAATTCGAGACCTAGCCGATGAACTAACCGGGCCGGAGATTTTGTACCTGATCAATTTGCAGATGGCATATGATCGAAACGGGTTCATGATGTTTTCGGGCATCTGCAAAAGAGATCAGGTGCAGATATCGGGCGAGGTTTCTCATGTAACCATGAACGGGAACGCCGTGCAGTTTAATATGGAGGGCACAATCGATGGCTGATAATTCCCTGCCTGATGCAATGGCCCTACTGTTAATCCATGCCGCCGCCAAATCGGACGGCTGCCCCATCCCCTTCCCGGTTATATCGAGGCCACAGGCCGGGGATCGAAAGCAGCGCACCCCGGCTGAGTTAGACAAGGCCGCCGAGGGGCTGCTGCGCCGGGGCTATCTGTCCCGCCGGGTGACCACCAACAGGAAGCAGGTCTGGCGGACTGTCCGAGGTATCGGAGATTGTACGCTCGAGATTACCGAGTTGGGCCGAGCGGCCATCCGCTGGTGATGGGGCCGGTCTATTCCCTTCTGGGGTTTTTCACATTCTGGGGTCTGCTTTTCTATTGGCTGGCCAGTTAAAAATAAGAGCCGCCCTCCGGGGCGGTTTTTTCTTGACACCCCTGAGAGCCATTTTCCGGCGTTTTCAGTGGGGGGTTATCGGCCCGGGTATTCTGACCCAAAAAAACCCGTTCCCTGTATTGAGTGGCGATTTACTGTTTTTTGAGGTGTATTTCATGGCGTTTTGTACTGTATTTTTTACGCCCCTATATATAGTGCGCTCAATTCATAATCTGGGCAAAGTGTTTCCGCACCTTATAAAGTGCTTGCCAATCCCATTAACCGGGTGCTAAGGGTGGGCATGGCCGG